GAACCAGTTGTTGAGTTGTATCTAGATTCACCTGTATCTGGACTGCCTGGGCGTTGTGCAGTAGTTCCAGTGGGCATCGTGAATCCACCAGTTGATGTGTTTGCTTGGTCTGAAACTGCTGTAGGTGTTACTACAACATTGTCCAATGCAGATGCAACAATGTCGCCATCAGCTTCAAATAGTTCTGCTATAATTTTTGATTTACTTGCCATTAGAGTTGATACCTCACCATTATTTCTGAAGCGTTAGCAGGAGCAAATGTAAACGTAATAACTCCTGTACTTGAATTGATTGCGTAATCTATTGTTGGTTTTAAACAAATACCATTATAGAAAACAAATGCATTGTTTGTTGTTACACTAGTATTACTTAAAGTAAATGTAGTATCCGAACCATCGCCAGTAAAATTATCGTAAATATAATCTGGGCCTCTACGAACATGAGAACGAAGTCCACCCATATGTTTGATTTCAATATCTGCACTTGTGTCTGGAGCAGATGTAAATGTAACTACATTATTTGCAAGAGTATAGTTCGTTGCAACTTTCTGAAGAATACCATCAACAAATACCATAATAGAATCTGCATTTGCTGGTGTATCAGAAAGTGTGAATGTTACGTCTGAACCGTCACCAGTGAAAGTATCTGTAGTGAAAGTTTGAAGATTAGATGCAAGTTCTGTTGCCCCAATAGAACCAGCAGGTGGTTTCATATTGTAAGGCCCTACACCTTTGTGAATGACGTAGATGACTGCACCACTTGGTACTGTCTCTGAGAAGTTTAGAATTCTAGGTTGAGAACTTGAGTTTTCGTGAACCGTATAAGCAGTATCTGGTTCTTGTCGAATATTATCCAACACCACTTCAATGTTTGAGGACTCACTGCCTGGAACATCAATGCTTAACTCAACAGCAGCAGCATAGGTTGTCGAACCGACTGAAATACTTGCAAAGTTTGCTGCTACAAAATCTTCCTTTGGAAAACTTGTAGAGACTTGATTTATAAATGGTACACCCAAGTAACTTGACATTAGTTTCTACCCCTTATGCAACATCTTCTAGAATTGAACATACTACATCAACTGTTGATGCAGATGCATATACTCTAACTTGATCGTCACCGTTTAACACTACTTTTTGACCTGACACCACTTTCAATGCACCGCCCGGAGGGATTGGTGCATTTTTTACAATGTGATAAGATGCAGTTCCAGATGAATCATACAACTGAACAGTAACCTGTACAGCAGATGAACCTGTGTTTGCAACGTCAAGTTCAATTAGAATTGAGTTAACGGCAGAACCAGATGCACTAGCAGTATAGACAGTAGTTGGTGAAGAACTATTTGTACTCACACTTGTCGCAAATGCGTTTTTAAAATTGTTTGCCATTCTGACTTCTTCCTTTTTTTATATACTCTTATTTATAACGATTAACCAAGTGCAACACCAATTGCAATGGAAAATCCTTCAGTTGCCATAACACCACCAGTAGTAGGATGTGACATGCTGATTCCGTTTTCGTCTATCAATGCACCATTAATATATAAGTTTCTCCACTCTTTGCCGCTCTCACCTAAGTCATAAGTGTTTGTTGCATTGGGGACAATATTAGATGTCAAGTCTGCATTGAAAGTTACACTATCTGTATCTCCATCACCAAGTGTAATGTTTCCATCAGCAGTTATATTACCTGTTGCATGGACGTTACCAGTTACTTGGATACCGTTAGTATCTGTTGTTAATTTTGTGCTTCCATTAAACTGAAGTTTAACTCCACTCGTGGAATCTACATTTAAAGTTCCTGTACCATCGTGTTTGATGATAGAGTTAGAAGCATCATGGTATAGTTGCAAGTCATCACTTATACCCATCTTAATACGATAGGTAGATGCACTTGTTGAATCTTCAAAGTCAATTACGTTAGGCAGTAACACAGTAGACAAACCATTTTGCAATTCTTTGATTGCTTCCAATGCATCTGTTACTGCAACACCGTTAACAGTTGAAGGTAAATTTGCAATATCACCTAAGTCAGTAGCGAGTCGATTAAACTCAACTCTCCACTCTTCAAAAGTAAAACTTGCTGGTGCGTTTCTATCTGCCATTATTTTTTATCCACTAATTGCAATAAGAGATTTTTAATTTCGTGCATCTCACACTTTAGATTATTTATGTCTCTCACTGCACTCCTAAGTTCATCCTTTGATGCTTTTGCATTTCTTGAACGAGTTACTGCTGCTTCGTAAGCTGCCATATTAGTATTGACAATTGCTCCCGAAACTGTATCACGGGCAAGGTCTTGATGATCTTTAACTTTTAAATAATCCGTCATATTATGTTGCCAATGCAATTGCCCGTAAGTCTTTCATACGAGGCGGTTCTGCACAGTTTGTTCCTTGCATTCTAATCTTGATTGCGAAAGAAATAAACTCTGGTAAGTTGTTTACTGTATATTCTCTTTCAATGAAATCATCGAAATCAACTGAAGAGTTAACATTTGAATCTGGTTCACCAGCAGTATTGAAGTACGTCCAACCAATTTCATCAAAGTCAGATGCATCATCTGAACGAAGTATCTTATACATTAGTTGAATTTCTGCACTATCAAACTTAACTGCATCAACGAAACATTTCAGAGATGTAGCAGGTGTTTTCAATTGTGCCTTACGAGTAATGTAAACCACTTCTCCAGAATCACCTTCTGGTTCGTTTGCAGAATTAAACTCAGCAGATGGATAAACATCAGAAGATGTATCTACATTGTCTAATCTGTTTGCAACTGTAACGATAGTCTTTCTATCCAAATCAATGATTGGTGAAAGGTTCTCTACAGATGAAGTCATAGTGAAGATGAGTTCAAATGATTTGTTACCAGATAGTTCGTTTGTTTCGTTAACTTGTGAACATATAATCTTAGGGTCTTCAAAGTAGTAGTTATCAGTAATCGGAATTTGGTCTGCTTGTGACAGAGTTTGTTTAACGAAAGACTGTTGAGCACCACTTGGAGATGTACCAGCTGTTGTTCTTGTCTTAGAAGAAATCGTTGTATTTGGATGTTCAATAACTGGGACAAGAGTTTGCATAGTATCAATCAATGCATTCTCTGTTGCAGTAACACTTGTGCCACCACCTGTGATATTACCAGATGCACTAGCAGTTGTAGAAACTGTGTATGAATCAATTTGAATATCTTGTAATGCAACATGTGTCTTATTGATTTCTGTTAGTGGAATGCCACTTAACATATACAACTCTACCACTGAAGCATCTGCATGAAGAACATCTGTTCCTTCAACTGCACGAGTCAGAGAAGATATAGTTGTACCAGAAATAGTTCCAGATATAACCTCACTACCAATCTTAACAAAACAAGTTCCACTATTTGGAAATCCTGTATCTGTTGCAAGAGTTAATGATGTTGCCGCTGCAGCGAGAGAACCATTTAATGTTGTCGCAACATTAGAAGATACACCACTAATTGTAACATTATTAGATGTGTTATACATGTGATGGTCTGGATGTGAAACTTTAACTTTGTTCGTTGAAGCAAATGTTCTGATTGGGTTTTCTTTAAGTGTCTTAACTGGTAGTACATCGTTCACCAATGTAACTGCCGCAGTCTTGGATGTGTCAAAACTCGCACGATATAAAGTAAATTTCAAGTCCTCTAAATCATATGCAGTCCATGTAGTATTGTTCTGTGATTTGAATAGAACACCAAGATATGGTTGTTCTGAAACCAAACGTGAACCACCCACATCAGTTTCACCCATTCGTGAAATCCATGCAAAGTATTTTTGTGAGTCAGTAAACAATACAACACAATACTCAACTCCATCTTTAACATAGACAGGTTCATCAAAGTTAAATGTTGTTGGGTGTTTAGCATTATCACTTACTGGAATTTGACTCCACCATAAACCAGATTGTGCAACTAATGTGTTTATCTCTGGTGTTGATGGGCCGCCAGGATGAGATATAGTTATAGATGTATCGGATTCAATACTTTCAACAGTAAATCTTGCAACCTCTAAAGTATACTGATTAGATACTCCAGAGTATTCAATTTCAATCATTTGTCCTACTGTCAACTTAGTGAACTCAGTTCCAGTTCCAGTTAAAGTTGAACTTGCAGTTCCAACTGCAACAGTTCCTTCTTCTTTTGAAGAATATGATACACTACCGAAAGGAAGAACTTTAGTTGTAGGATAGCCATTATCCATCTCACGAATTTGGCAAGTAACTGGAAGTGAAGGGTCTTTGCCTTGGAAGAAAGCATCAATCTTAGTAATATACTCACCACCTTCTGCCTGAGGCATAAAGGATTGTGCAAGCGGATCCCACCAACCAACAACTTCTCTTCTGGTATCGGTTCTACTTGTTGCTTCTGTTTGAGATACATTACGAACCTCAACTCTTGCATTACGAGTAGAAATAATAGTTTCTTGAATTGTACTTAGAATACCAGTTGCAGAATAAATTGCTTGTGCAAATGTTTCTGGTTCTGGAGCAATTTCATTTTTGTCCGAAGAAGTTAATCTGAATACCCTGTCACCAGTTCTGAAACGAGCATTTCCTTGAACATTAGGGTCTGGAATTGCAAATGTACCTACAATCTTACCAGCTGCTGATGTAATCAAATTGCCACCAGCACTTCCACCAGATGGAGTTACTAATGATGATACATTTGATTTATCAAAGAATGGATAAACTTTTGTAAGAGGTTTCATTCCAGTGACAGTGAATGAAATATTTCTTGCACGAATGAAAGGAATCAATGCACGAGATACAACTCTATCACCTTGTGACTCTGTGTCGATTTGTGCAACAACTGTTGTATTAACCCCTCTTCTAGAACGTGTTCCAGTTTCAGTTTCAGTTGTTTGTCTAATAACAGCACGCCCAGGCACAGAACGAGATTCAGCAGAACCGAATGAATGGTCTCTCCAAGTATTCGAAGTGGATGTTGTAACACCACTCCACTGTGTTTGCCATGCGTTCCATACTGTACCCAATGCATTTGCATTCTGAGCAAGTATTGTGTCGAAGTTACCTTCTCTGTTAATAATCAAATCTGGGATTCTAGTAGTTTCAAACCACTCATCACCAGATGGAGATAGTCTACAAATACCAGCCCATGCAAATGATAGTACAGGGTTTAGGTTTTCAATACGAGTTGCATATGGTTGCTCTACTGCAACTTTGTGTGTGTAAGGAAGTGTTAGAACGTCACCAGTTTTTTGATATTGGTCATTAGTTCTATCAGTGTCCGTTGTGTTTTCTTCTGCAAGAGCAACACCCTTCATAAAGTATTTTGGACGAAGTTCACCATTCTGCATATCTATAGCATTTCTATAGTCTGGATGCTTCACGTTACCAGTTGCATGTCCTTTAAAGTTATCTACCAAGAAACCAGATTTGAATCTATCAAATCCATCTGCATCTTGAATTTGTAAAGACTTTGCATCTTTCTCTAAAAGGTTCAATGCAGTGTAGTATTCCATATTCTCAATACGAGCTTCTAGTTTACCAATGTCACGCATTGTGTATCTGCGGTTATTTACTGAAGTATAAGTTACATCAGCAATATCAATAACGAAAGCAGGCAGAGTGATATCAGCAAGTTTCATTGCATCGTCAATCGGTTTAGGAGTTTGTGGAACTTCTGAATCTGCACCACGAACCACTTTAAACTTACCATCTGCAGCAATAAACAAGGAGTCTTTTCTACCAACATAAAAATCAAAGTCATAGATAAAGTTTGAGTTATCTTTAGGAATTGATACTGTTGATGAACCAGTTCCAGCAAAAGAACGAGATTCAATATTGAAAGAATATGAAGTCACTCTATAAACAGTTTGGTTTTGTAAAGTCTGTGTAGTTGTTGTAGCATCTGCAACACGAGGTCTAAAGTCAACTGTATCACGCAAGTCATATTCACCTGTAGGTTCTGCAACCTCTGGGTCAACACGAGTTGCTGAGTATGTTGGGATATCTTTATAACTGATAGAACTATAGGAGTCCACATTAAAGAAGTCTCCTGTACCGTGTGTAAAGTAATCAGCGATAACCATCAATCGTCCAACAGGAGCAACTGTATTTGGTTTACGAACTATTCTACCGATATCATAAAAGTTGTCTCGTTGTCCAGTGTCTAATGTAAAATTGTTTGTTGCAATTCTAGAACCAGCAGTAAAGGTATCTAGAGTTGCTGTTTCAGCACTCTCTGCACCAGTGATAGTTTCACCAGTTTCAAAATCTGTATTATTAATTGGAACAAATGTGACAGGAGAAATTGTGTTTACAACTCTTGCCTTTGCACCAGAGGTAGTACCAGTAATCAATTCACCTTGTGTGAAGTTACCAGATGCACCTGTAATAGTCCACTGTGGAAGAACAGGGTCAGTACTTGCATCTTCTGAATCAAAGACTGCCCACAACTTATGAATATCTGCAACACCCAATGAAATATCTTTGTGGTGTCCAGAAGTACCATACTTCTCTGTACCAGCAGTACCATTATGTACAAGCACTTGATACATTCTACTTCTTGTCTTAGATTTCTCTTGAACTGTAGTTCTTGTAATCGTTGAGATAAGACGTACTGTTGCACCATCACCAAATGGGGAATCTGTATTATCTTCAATCTGAAGAGAACCAGTACCAGCACCAGTAACAGTGATATCTGAGTTTTCTAAATCAATCTTGTCGCCTGCAACAGCAGTACCACCAGTACCAGCTGTTAGAACTGTGATAACATAATCAGTATTAGAGACTGCATTGAATGTTTCGTTTGCCCCTGCAGCGAATGAAAGTTCACCAGAGGAGTTAGATTGTCCAACGAAAGACCTACGAATAACAACTGAAGAGTCTGATACTCCGTTGTTTAGCTCTGTCTTTAGTGTCTTGATTGTATTCTTTTGTAGTTTACGAAGAAGTACGTTCTTATTTTGGTCACGAAGAGATGCTCTTTTACGAACAAATGCTACTGAGGATACTGCGTTAGTAACGTCAGCACTCAAGTCTAAAGTTTGTCCACTTATCGAATCAACTCTTCTTTCTTCCAATGCACCATTTGAACCAGAAGGAATAGAGATGATATCTCCAACCTCAAGTTCTGTTCCAAAGTCTGTTTGGAAACCTTGAACTGCATCTTTATCACCATTAAGAATTGTGTTAAGTCCTGCTATAGTTGTACTTGTTTCGAGAACAACATCAGATGTAAAGTGTGGGTCTGTTCCACTATCTGTAGAAGGCATGTATGTTTGTTTAACTCTACTGAAATCAAATCCACTAACTACTGAGATTGTCAAATCTGTGTTAGAACTATTTTCAATAATTTCATCTGTTTCAGAAGAACTTGTACATTTAACCTTTTCACCAGCAGTAAAGTTACCAACAACAGAAGCAACTGTAATAGTTGTACCACCTGTCATATCAGTTGTACCATCAACTTCATGTGCTACTACGAAACCGTATGCACCTGTACTCACTCCAGTAATCTTATCACCAGCAACAGGGACAGCAGAAGGTGTACCACTCATTGTGAGTTTAGTAAACATTCTAATGTCAA